AGTCCTGCACTTTGAACATTTTTTATTCCTTCAGTTGAGATTTTCCATCTATCATAACTTGTTCTTAATTGTTGTTCCTCTTCAGCAGACATTGTTACGCCACGTTCTTTTAATTTGGAAATCATATCATCGCAACTAGTACCAAAAACCATTGCCTTATTTATTATTTCAGCATTTAAAAGCTCACTAGAAAGCGCAGCAACTTCACGTTCCTCTTGATCAGCCGATGTCATTCTATTTTTACACTCCTCTCGAGCCGCGGCTAAACTATCCCATGTACTAGTCCCTTTTTCCCCTAGTGCTGTCATTTCTTCAACTTGCAACTGTGCCGAAGACTGAATTGATCCATCTAATCCCTGAACTGCTAAATTATATAGATCTGCTCCTTCTTTATTAGCATCATATGCTACTTTTGCTGATTCTAATGTAGCGCTATACTCTTCTAACTTTTCTCTCGATCCTGTTAACTGTTCTTGATATACTGCCATTTGATCAACTTCTTCATTGCTCAGAAAGCCTTGCTCAGCACGTTTTTCTTTTAACTCGTTAAAACTAGCTTGTAACCTGTTTTGATTTTCTAATTCAGAATTATAATTATTTTGAGCAAGTGTCAACTCACTTCTAAGTTTTGATTCATTTTTTATACTTTCTACATATCCATCATAATATGCTTCAACTTTTGCTTTTCTTTCTAATTGCTTAATATTTTCTTCAATAGCATTTGCATTTTCCAACCAATTTAGTTTTCCATCTTTAGTTAGTTCAACAGTTCCTGGCATAGCACTATTAAGTTCATCAACATAATATTTTGCTTGTTCTATATTAGAAACAATACCATTTTCATCTGCTAATCCTTTTAGATTATCAACATATCCGCGAAGAATCGTTGATTGAATTTCTGCACCTTTTGCTGACTCTATTGAGGCTGCTGTATTATCTTTAATCGATTTAGTTGTTTCATCAAGTTCTTTACGCTTTTTCTCTTGAGCTTCAGTAAATAATTCGGTTTCTGATTTTGCATTTTCTTGGCTATCTCCAAAAGCCACAAATGCTCCTACTACTAATCCTATTGCTCCAATAACCGCTAATAATGGATTTTTATTTAAAAATTCTAATGCAGCACTAAATGCTGTTGTTGCGGCAGTACATATATTTGTTGATATAGTTTGAACATCTATAGCAGTTGAAGTAGATAACAGTGAAGCATTAAGAGTAGTATACACGCTTGCTAAAACCGAACCCTTTGAAGCCATTTCAGACATTACATTTTCAAAACCAACATTTTTGATTGTACTAAACCCTTTTGAAAGACTGTCTAGAACTGTACCTATATTCTTTATTGATTCATAACTTTTATCAAATGAACTAAAATTTAAATTGATACCGCCAAAGGCTTTAACCATGTTATCTAAATTTTCTATAGAATCTTTAAGCATTGCTACACTTTTTGCTGCTTTTTCAGCATCATTTTTTATTGCACTTATTTCTATGCTCATAAAAACACCTCCCTATTTCTTAGATTT